ATGCAGGGGGGGTGGTACTTTTGCGACACCCCTCCCCCCTTTTTCGAAGTTGACTTACGGATTCCCTTTCACTGTCTTTGATTCAACTTCCTTTTGGACTTTCCTATAAACACCATTCACATTTTCGGAAACAATTTCATCAATTGCATTCTCTATCGCTATTACTCTGTCTGCTTCCGAAGTTTCGAATGAATCATTAGCAATTCGACCAAGCAAGTCGAGTGAATGGTAACCACTTTGAAAGTCCCATGCATACCATGAATCAAACTCATCGAATGGATCGAAAGGATTGTCAACTGTGGTTAGCATTGAACGCAACACAGTCAGTCACTTCCTTTCGTTGCATCATCCAATGTAGTCTTAGACACACCAAGAGCCTTAGCTACTTCTCCTCTTGTGAAGCCAAGCTCAAGCATTGACTTAGCTCTTGCTGTCTTGGCTGGTGTCATGAGGTATGCAGTAGGAGGTGTGGCATAGTGGCGTACGATCTCCATGTCTGCATGTCTTAGTATCTCACTAAGCTTGTGTGCACTGATGGCATTGGCTTGTATTGCATCCCATTCGTCAGGTGTGATCTTGATCTTGTGCTTGTCAGCACCTGTACGGGCACGTGCTACAGTGAGAGCCTGAAACTCTACCTTCTTACGTGTCTCATCATCCATGTGTGGATTAGCATGCCAAGCAGCACGCACTTGCGTAGAGGCTAGTACTTGAGCCTGGCGTTCAAGGGGCGCATTGCGCTGGGCCAGGTTTAATTGAGCCTGGAGACTCTTCACCTGAGGCTCCCATGCCTTTGCAGCAGAGGGGGATCTTTTTTCACTCTTGGTACCCAGGTATTCAAGTCTTGCTTCGTTAGCCAAGGCCTTCAACTTGTTGGAGTGCTTGGCATACAACACCTCCATAGGAAGCTTGTGCTCAGAGACTAGGCTCATAGCATCAGTAGTTTCAGCCAACTTAGTAGACGTGATCTTCAAGAGTTGCTTGTTTCGATCTAGTCTATTAGTAGGCTGATACCGCTTCTCTCCAGTGACGGGGTCAATTGGACCACCAAGGGACTGGAGTCTTGGCTTCCGATCGAGGACCATCTTGTCTGCTCGAGCTCGTGAGATTAAAGTCGAAGCACCCCTACCTTTCTCTTGGTACTTCCTCTTCAATGCGATAATGTTGTTGTCGATGTAGGATTGCTTGTAATTGAGCTCTTTCTTTTCGGCATCGATAACAACCATCGAGTGTTTAACGGCTCTTGCCATCTCATCAGCTGGTGCGTTACGAAGAGACATGTCAGTAATGAGATTGGAAATCTTCCCCATCTCAGTACCCTTTTCATCTGCCGTCATTACATGCATACCTTCGTAACCAGGGTATTCATGAGTAGGATCGAAAGTCTTTAACTCCTTTAATGCAGGAGTACTCAACACACGACCATGCTCATTAGGAATGATGAGAACGGTGTCTCCATCAAAGTCTGCACCAGACAACCTATGAGCTGTAGCAGGACCAATTCCAATTGCATCTTGCGCATCACCCAACAATTTCTTAGCGTCTCGATGCCGGTTGTTTACAGTGAGTTCAGGAATCTCAAACGTACCACCATGAGGATGACGAACCAAGATCACACGCTCACCATTGTCAAAGCTGGGGGCGTAAACTTGGGTAGAAGGCATATTGGGTACTGGAATTAGTACCTTCGATTCCTGACGAGGCATGGCTGCTGCTTCAAGATGAACAGCAGAGGAGTCTGTTGAGTTAGCGAAATCTTCAAGCAACTTCTTCTTGACTGTGGGATTGGTCAACGCTTTGATAGAATCGAAGTTATCCTTACGAAGCTCATACGTCATGTCGAGTTGCTCTCGAGCAAGTCGTGGGCTTTGTTTGGACAAGAACTGAGAGGACAAAGTCTTAGACCAAGTATCCCAGTTTCCTTCAACGTTACCCAAGCTGCCTGCTTTCTTTCCTGACACGATGTTCAAAGCAGACGTAACTGTTTCCTTACCGTGTTCGTCTTTCGTTGTGATCTGGCGAACAACAGAACCAAACGGATTATCTTCGCTCTTGTTTTCCTTGAGCGCATCCATCTTGTCTGGTGATCGATTCTTGTTACTGTTGAACACGATGTCCACACCTTTGGGTAGGTCATCCTTGTAGATGGCCATTCCCTTCATGAAGTGATCAGATCCAATAGCAATACGAACCTGACCATAATTCTTGCCACCTAGGTCCAGATCAGGAACGCCAGGTCGAAGATAGATGACACCATCTGCAGCAGCTCCTCCATCTTCTTTCCAGTTAACCTGAACTCGCTTTGGATTGACCTGAAGAGGTGGATGAAGCCCAGTGAAGGTCTTACCGTAATCGTCAGAGAACTCCACAATCTGCTTGATCTTGTCACGATTCATGAATGCGTCGTATTGGGTTACGCCAGGCTGCACCAAGATCTTCATCTTAGTGTCATGACTCGTTCCTACTTGAGGCTGGGGTACTCTGTGAACGTGATACCCCTTGGCCTTCAAGACTTCCAACGCTGAGTCCAAACGAGTTGAACTAACACCAACGATGTTCTCCACACCCTTACCCACATCAAGGTACTTCACATCATCAACACGTTTCTGCAACATGTTGGCAGTGGTAGTTACCTTGTCTGCTTTGTCAGCAGCTCCAGGCTTCAAATATGATCTCACGGTGGAGTCTTTGATGCCTGTTCGTTGACTGATTGCAGCGGGAGAATATCCCTGGTCTTTCAATCTCTGAACCAACGCAACGTCAGCCGCTCGCTTCTGGTGAATGGCCGCAGTCCTTGCCCCACGCATCGCTTTGATGGTCATTCCCATCCCATCGGCGATTTGCTTCTCAGTCATCCCCTTCTTCTTCATGTCATCCATGTAGGCAATAATGTCAGGATTACGAGGCATGTCTTCTTCGGCTCCAGGTACGTTGTTGTGAGAACCCCAAGGGTAACGCCCAGAGTGTCTGGGTGTTCCATAGTGAGCAAGGTAGTCCTCTTCTCTAATTTCCACAAACACCCCCTTTTAGAATCTATCGGACATTCGCATCTCTTCGATTTGTTGATCGAACATTACAATCTTATCCATGATTTCCACGATGAACTCAGGAGATGGCTCAAAGATTCTGATCTCATCTCGCTGATAGATTCTAAGTTCAATCTCAATATCGAATGGATTGATGCCGTACTCGAGGCAGAACAAAGCGGCGTAAACTTCCAACTGTCTCTCAGAAGCATGGACAATCCCAGTCTTCAAATCATGGATTCGCAACTTTCCACGACGGAAAGAGATGGTGTCAGGAGTTCCAAAACAGTTGTCGGAATAGTACAGCGTCTGTTCGCAAGTCATTTTGTAGCCAATGGCATCATTGACATAAGTAGACAACGCTAGGTTGCCCTTAGATAGTTTGACTCCAAGACGAATTGCTTCATGCGCCAGACTATGAAGATCCGTGCCTCTTTGGGCTGCCATTGCAGCAACGTACCGGGCTTCGAGTTTCTGTTCGTTGTAGTTCAGCCAGTGGTAATTACTCGGGCTAAGGAATGCGTGCTTCCCGTACAAATCCGAATGCTTGTTGTAGATCACTGAGCACTCTCTCCTCATTCTCCGGGCATATAAATGAGGCGAATGACATCCCGTTGAACTTATCAACGTAGTACTCTTGATTGGGTTGCCTGTTTCCATCATCGGAGAGCTTCACTTCAAGCATCGCCCATTTGTTCTCAAACAAGATCAAGAGATCTGGTACGCCTTGAATGAAGCGGGGGTCGTTTTTGATGATGGTACACCCGGGGAACAAGGACTCGAGCCGCCTCACCAATCTTCGTTGGTAGGCGGATTCCCTCATAGCGTTACGTCAGCCCAACCAGACCAGCCAGCCTTGTCAGCTCCAGTCTGCCAACGATGGAATGTGCGGCCATTCTCCATCGTAACGAACACTTCGATTGTGTCCATCGGAGCTGGGTTGGAGAATGCGGTGACAGTGGCGAAGTCCTTCATACCCCCGGACAAATCCTTCCAGTCTCCCCAATCGCCTCCGGTCGCTGCGCGGATTCGATAGTAGAGTCGCTTATCACCACCTACCTGAACCACAACAGGACGGCCGTCATGATTGATTGCAGATGCCAGATCCACGAAGTCTTCCTCCTCTGGTGGCTTAGGTTCTGGACCGGGAGCAGCTCCTGCCCGACAGGCATTGACTACGTCGTTCCAGACGTTCATTGTTCGATCACCAGGGCAAGCTGTTGCAGATCCTGGCGAGTTTCGGTGAGCAACAACCTCGGGGACGGCAATGACTTTGCCATTGTCATAGTAGAACTGGAATGCTTGATGGATCAGATTGATGTCATTAGGTGTAACATCATGATCCATCCGATTACCAGACAGGCAAATGGTCACATCCTGTCCATTGAAATTCAAGGTGGCCCAGTTGTCTTCGGGCCAACGCCAATGCTCCCACATGGTTACACCGATGCCACAGCAGTAACCACCTTCGGAGAATCGACCTACGTTGTCAGACGGTGACCCTCCGCCCTCGTGGTGGATAGTTACACGATTGACAGTCAATCTTTCTCCCTTCAGACAAAATTAAGAGCGTGCCCGTGAGGCACATCCCCTCACTAAAGGACGTGTAACCTAGACCAGTTTGTATATGTACTCCTCTCCAGTAGGGAAAACAGTGTCTCCGTTGAAGATTGACCTGCGAATATCGTTGAAAAGCTGACCTCTGGTGATCGCTGCCTCGTAGATGTTCGTATACTCAATCTTGTTAGTTATGTCTACCACTGGGCGATCGTAAACCCACTCAGGAATCTCGTAGAACTGTCTCGAGTACAGCCAAGCAAACCAACGAGGTCTCCAGACGATGTTGCTGGCGTGTAGATTACGAAGATTCCCGTCCAACTGAATAGGAGTACCGAACAGTTCTGAGTATCCGTAACAGAACGCATTAGCCACTAACACCTTCACAGAACGGCGGTATTGCTTGTGGTCTCGATGGAGACCCACGGTTAGATCTCCATGGATGGTTGGAGACAAAACCATTTCCCTACCCGTCTCCCGATTGAAGACTCGACCGAAGTTAGTAACCTCGTATCCGGGAAAAGCAGGAATTGTCCTAGTTTGTTCGATTTCTTCCAGGTCTCGCATATACACACCCCCTCGGCATTTTGGCGAAAATTTTGGTACAAAGACTTTTTAGAATTATGGGGGGTATTGTATATGTATATTTCCCAGATTTTGGTATACATATACATATACTACTTTTTCCCTAGAGTTAATAGAAAGAGAAAGTAATATATGCCGAAAATGACTACAACCCCAGGTCAAAGCCATGGCACCCCCTCGTCAGACTGCTCGGCAGCAGCCGTTAAATCCTCCAAAAATCGTACTGTTCACGCTCATTGAAGGATTTCTTGTTGTCTAGGGCCTTGCGGACCATCCGATCGATGTTCGCACCGCTCGACAAAACGTAATAATACAGATTTTGGAAGCCAGTATTTAGCCGGTCGATTCGCCCTTGACATTGAACGAAATTCTTGTAGGAGTAGGTGAGTGAATATAGGACCATAGCGTCCGTATCAGTACAATTCCAACTCTCAGCGCCTGCCATGTACTGGACCAGATACACCCAACTATCAGTATCCGGAATCGGCTGCTTACGGTGCCCGTTCCACTCAGCCAATGCGATCTCATCCCCAAGGCCCCTAAGAATTTCGAGCTCGTAATCGAAGTTGTAGAAGATGATCAACTTCGGATGAAACTTCATCAGAAACCGAACCGCCTCGAGACGGCTGGGATCTGAGTTGACGATTCGCCTCATGACCCGGAACAGCTCGGCTACGTCCTTAATCGGTCGATCCTCGTAAGGATGCCAACGAGCAATTGCGGTCTGCATAAGCTCTTCATCAAAACCCACATCAAGGTAATTAACGATCCTCTCCGTGTGGTTCTTGTATGGCATCTCCACCAAGACATCATCGCGTAGTTGTTCAAGACGTTGTTCTCCGACATACCTCTGCACCTTAGGGAAATTAACGTACGGAGCGTAGATTACGTGCTGCCGTTTGAAGTCGGTGATGTTCTTGTACCACCCGTTTGCAATGAACACGGGGGCATAATCCAGCCAATGATCCCCGGGAGTAGCACTGAGCAAGATCCATCGATTTCGCTTGGCTATCTTGAGAAAGGACTTAACCCAGGCTCCATTTCCAACCAGACGCTGTTCGTCGAAGATGAAGAAAGCCCGATCAACATCAACGTAGCGACCGATGTTATTCCATGAATCGACGTGGAGCAGACCCATGACCGTACCGTCCGGCTCTTTACCGATACCGAACTTAGCGGCCTCAGTCTCCCAATCAAGACTGTCACGTTTCTTTGCTGTGGTGATAACATACAGGTCACGGAACCACTCTTTCTCCCGGTAGTAAGCCAAGGCAGTGGCGGACTTTCCGGCCCCTACTCCTCCCCACAGGATCTTCCCATTGTCCAAGAACTGAATTGCCTCCTCTTGGTGAGGCATGAGCTCCAAATAGACTGGGGGTCTTTCATCACCCATCAGACACGGGTCCATCCCCATCTCGTCGATCTCTTTCTTCTCGGTATGCTTGTATGAACGTGGGCCACTTCCACCAAAGGATGAGCAGCCCCACGAACAACAGCGCCAGTATGGTTAACGCAAAGATCCTCAATCGTTCACCTCCCTCCAGCAAGATGCTCTTGCACCCTGGCATCTTGATCTTTCTTGTCTCTCTGCCAACACCAATGGCAGATCAGCTCAGGCTTCAATGCCCATACGATCGAGTATGGAATAGCTATGAATCCAGGCCGTTTGTACCAGTCTGCTGCATGTTGACGCACGCAGTCCTTGCGATGGGCGATGCCACTCTTGCCGTTTTCGTTCCAGTACCACTGGATTAATTTCATTATGTTCCTCCTCCATATACAATCCGACAAAACAAAAGACAAAAAGGGAATGCTTGCTAGGCACTCCCTCTTGGAATCATCACGCGGCCCATGCCTCATGAATCATCTCGTTGAGCGTGTTCATCTTCGCTTGAACGGAAGACGTCG